GCCGATCGGAGGCGTGTTTTTTTTTTTTTTTTTTTTGTAGTGAACTTAAATTATAGTAAACTAAACTAAAGGGCTCTACTAAATTTACAATTTAAACAATCGTGCCGGGGGCGTAAAACAGAGAGGTCTCTGCCCATACCTTTGCCGGACTTAGCGAAATTTCAATCTAATGAAGTTTTAATCACAAAAACTTAGTCGATAATTGTCCCTTTATTCTAATCGTTGCCATCTAAATTTGCTATTCTAGTATTATTTATTTGGTTCGGTTAGAAGAAGTCAGGCGTTAGAGCACGGTAAGCTCGTGCTCAAAACGCCAGGCTTCGTCCAACTCTTCGAAGGAATCATACAATAGAAATATTCCGCGTTCTTCTGCGGCCTCTCTCACCTTAGCAGTTACTTCTTCGAAGTGTTGTTGTCCATGGGCGTAAGCGAATTGTTGAAAGTCGCGTACATTAGCTTGTAAAGCTTCCATCGGCGGATTGCCTTTGCGAATCCAATTGATCAATTCATAGCTTGGGGTTTTGTCCATAGCCATGTGCCAATAATTGCCGAAGAGCTCATCCCTTTTGAAATGGCATTTGTAGAACTGCACGTTTTGCATGTCGCTCCACTCGGTGCCAAAGGTCTTCCCAGCCTGTTTTTGGGGTGGTATAAAGCCAATTCCATGGTTTTTCCAGACAGCTGCAATGTCTGAAGGAGTAATCTGTTCTGCAATCTCGCCGCTAACGCTCTGTACTTCGTCATCGCCTCCGACTACCATACTAACATATTCATCTAATGCTGGTAAATTTCGTATTTTCTTGAAGAATTCGATTGTCTCCTCATCTGTGTTCAGTTTCATTAAGATCAATTTGATCTCAATCACCTCTTGCCAGATATTGTAATTTCTAATTAAGTGACCCGTTGTGTTGAAAAGAGCAGTCATATACTGTCCTGAAGGCATGCCAATCATGACGATGTAAACAACTCTTCCGCAAATGTGAATCCTCCAGGTTGCTGACAAGCCAATAGTCATTGCCCCCCAGAAATCCACCTTAGGGTCGTGTTTTTTTAACCACATTATGCCAATCCATGAACAGTCGTAGGTAGTTTCATAATCAAACCCGCCGTCCCATTTTTCGACGTCGCCATCCATCATAAAATTTCCGACTCGTAGCAAGTGGTCTGCTAATTTTGTTGCATCTGGGCCGTGCATGTTCATACCCAGAGCTGATCCAAGTGAAAATCTCATTTCGATCAAAGCGGCTGCGAAGCAAGCAAAGTACATCTTGCTCACTACCAGCCAAGCGACGTTCGCGATGTTAAATAACCTCGTCTTTGCCTCCGCTACCTTCTCAATAGGTCTTCTCTCATCCTTGGGCCAATCCATGAAGTAATTGCTTACTACTTCATTGCGTTCTGTTGCAGCAATCAATATTTTATTGATTTCTTCTGTTAATTCGGGCGTTGGTCGATATTGTGGTCGCCCGTCTTTGTCTTCTCCTATCAATTCGAAGCAATGCATTTTTCCTATGCTTCGCGTTGGTCTTTCTGTTAC